GGTCGACCTCGCGTCGTTCCTCGGGTCGACGGTGTCGGCGAGCAATCCGATCTGGGTCGCGACTGTGCCGACGGCGACGGGAGGCTGGTCCGCGCTGAATGCGACGGCGGCCGACGGCGCGACCGCGTGCACCAATTCCGCGCAGTCGGTGAAGGGCAGCCAGGGCACCTTCGGCGGCTACTACATCAACAATCCGAACACGTCCGACGTCTGGCTGCACGTCTACAACGTGGCCTCGGGATCGGTGACGGTCGGGACCACGACCCCGGCGCTGTCGTTCCGGATTTCCGGTGTGTCGGCGAATTCGGTCGGGGCGAACCTCGAGCTCGCTAACGGCGTGCAGTTCTCGACGGCCATCAGTATCGCGTGCACGAGCACGGCGGGCGGGAACGGCGCGCCGTCGAACGCGGTCGAAGCGGACATCTTCTACAAATGACGCCGCTGCGTATCGCGCGCCGGGTCGTCGTCGGGGTCGTGCTCGCGCTGGCGCTGGCTGCCGGCGTGGAGGCGCAGGAGCCGGCGTCGACGGACGCCAGAGTCGCGAAGCTCGAGCAGGAGATCGCCGAGCTGCGCCAGTTGCTGACGAAGGCGATCGCGGCGCTGACCGAGCTATCGAAGCAGCTGCCGCAGCCGTCGCCGGCCGAGCTCGCGAAGCAGTCCCGCCTGGCGATGGAGAAGACCTGCAAGGACGTGGGGTTGAAGTTTGTCGGCGTGACGGCACAGCAGCAGCCGACACAGACGGTCGTTGTGCAGTGTGCCCCCTGAGACGACGAGGACACGATGTCAAAGACAAACTCCTGGGAGAATTCGCTCCTCCTGCACTTGTTCAACAACGACAACGTGGCGAACATCGGCGACGCCACGGGGATTCGCGGGAGTTCGTCGGCTGGGAGCCTCTATGTCTCGCTGCACACGTCGGATCCCGGCGAGACCGGCGACCAGACGACCAACGAGACGTCCTACACCAGCTACTCGCGCGTCGCGGTGGCGCGCAGCGGGGCGGGGTGGACCGTCACGAATAACAGCGTCAGTCCGGCGGCGAACGTCGACTTCCCCGCGTGCACGGGGGGCTCGGCGACCATCACGCATTTTGGCATCGGCACGGCGTCGAGCGGCGCCGGCGTGCTGCTCTACAAAGGCACGGTGACGCCGAACATCAGCGTCAGCAACGGCGTGACGCCGCGACTCACGACGGCCTCGGCGGTGACGGAAGACTGAGGCCGCTGGCGTAGCCCATGTCCGCCCGGTACTGGCCGCTCCTCGCGCTCACGACGGCGATCGTTGTCGCCGAGGGCGCCGGTGCGTCGACCGGGTCGGCGGCGGTGTCGGGTGTCGGGTCGGGCATCGTCTCGGCTGTCGGCGCCTCCGCCGGCGCGGCCTCGTGCACGGCCGTCGGCAGCGGCAACGTCGGCAGTGTCGTCCGCTATTGGCCGCTGCTCTCGCTGACCTCCGTCATCGCCTCCGGCGGGGAAGCCCTCAGCGCCGGCCAGGCCACGGTCACCGGCATCGGGCACGCGATCTTCTCGGGCGTCGGCGCCTCGGCCGGCGCGGGCAGCGTCACCGGGGTCGGGCGATCCACCGGCGCGGGGGTGGCCTCGAGCGATGGCCTGGCGACCCCGACCGCGGTCGGCATCTCGACGCATGCGGCCGTCGGTGCGGCGGCCGGCGCGGCGACGGTCGCCGGGGACTCGACCTCTGAGGGCGAGGGCATCGCGCACGCCGACGGGCAAGGCACGTGCGCGGGCGTCGGCGCGGCGACGGCGGCTGGCGCCGGCGCCTCCGCCGGCCAGGCCGCGGGCAGTGGGGTCGGGCGCGGCATCGCGGCGGCTGCCGCGAGTGCGCAGGGCAGTGCGACGGTCGCGGCCGCGGGCATCTCGACGTCGGCGTCGCTCGGGAGCGCCGACGGCGTGGCGGTCTGCGCCGGCGTGGGACGCAGCGTCTCCGCGACGGTGGGGTCCTCGAGCGGATCGGCCAGTGTGCTGGGGGTGTCGCTGGCGCCGATGCCCGATGTCGTCATCCGCGTGCGGGCGGACGTCGGCATCATTCGGATCCGCCCTGACCCGGGCATGCGGGAGCTGTAGCGCGTGTCACTGCTGGTTGTTCGCGATGGGGCGCTCGTCACGCAGGACCCGAACGATGTGCGGGTCTATATCTTCGACTGGGACACCGACAACCTGGCCGAGGACGTCACGATCAGTAGCCACACGTTCACGATTACCCGGTTGCGCGGCGCGGCGTCGCCGGCGTTGTCGAAGGATAGTGAAGCGATCTTGACGGCGTGGACCGATGACGCGGGGCACGACTACGGCGCGCTGCGCACGACCCGGGTGCGGTTGAGCGGCGGGGCCCTCGGCGCGGTCTATCGCATCGACGAGACCATTGTGACCAGTGAGTCGCCGGCGCAGACGAAGGAGCGGAGTTTCCGGTTGTCGATCCAGCAGAAGTAGCCCATGCCGCAGGTCTGTTCGCATCCCGGCTGCCCCGTGCTCACGACGACGGGGCAGTGTGCCGCGCACCGGCAAGCGGCCGAGCGTGCCCGCCCGATGTTTGAGATGCGCCGGCTCTATCGCACGGCCCGGTGGCGACGGCTGCGGGCGGTGGTGCTCAGCGAGGAGCCGCTCTGTATGTGCGACGCGCATCGCGGACTGGATGCGCGTTTTATCAGTGCGGCGGTCGATCATCGGATCCCGCACCGGGGTGACGAGACGCTGTTCTGGGACCGGGCGAACCTCCGGGGGCTCGCCGAGGTCTGTCACAACCGGAAGACGGGCCGAGGGGGATAGGCGCGGTGGCGCACCAGGACGACGCGCCGGCCAGTCCGTTTGTCAAGCGGACGCGCCGCTGGGAGTTCGTGAAGCAGGACGTGGTGCGGCTCGCGGCGTTGGGGCAGTCCGACAGCGAGATCGCGACGGCCCTGGGGCTCGACCGATCGACGGTGTTCCGGTGGCGTCAGTCGGGCAAGCTGGGTCGGCCGCGGCGGCGTGAGTCGCTGGCGTTGCCGTTTGAGGATGTCTCTCCGGCGGAGTGGGCGAAGGCGGTGCGTGAGTCCTACGACCTCGACGCGACGGATGGGCAGTTTGTCTTGATGGCGGAATCGGTGCTGACGATCGCGCGGGACGTGGCGCAGCCGGTGGCCATTCGGCTGAACGCGATGGGGCGCTTTCAGTCGCTGGTCAAGCAGTTGAAGGTGATCGCCCGCGCCGGCGCCGACGACGAGGGCGACGCGCCCGAGGCGCCAAAGCGGCAGACGTTCCAGGTGCCGCGGCGGTCCGGCGAGGATCCGCGCGCGGTGCTGACGGCGGTGAAGTGATGCGAGGAAGGGATGCTGCTGTGCAGACGTCTGCACGGATCGAGGAGCGGGGGCGCGCGTGATCCTGATGGTCCCGAAAGACCTCGTGTCGTCTCCGACGCTGGGGCCGCAGGTCTGCGACTTCATCGAGTCGAACATGGTGCGCGGCCCGGGCGATCTGCGCGGGCAGCCGGTCGTGCTCGACGACGAGTGGCGCGCGCTGATCTTCCGCATCTACGAAATCTATCCCCGCGGGCACTCCAACGCCGGCCGGCGGCGGTTCAAGCGGGTCGGGCTGTCGCTCCCCAAGGGCGTCAGCAAGACGGAGACGGCCGCGATGATCGCGATCTGCGAGCTGCATCCGGAGGCGCCGGTGCGGTGTGTGGGGTTCACCAAGCACGGCGAGCCGATCGGCGGCCCGGTGACGGATCCGTATATTCCGCTCGTCGCGACGTCGCAGGAGCAGTCGGACGAACTGTGCTTCACCGCGATGCGGACGATCCTCGAAGGCTCGCCGCTGCGCGACGACTTCGACGTCGGGCTCGAGCGCATTCTGCGGAAGAAGGGCGACGGCAAGGCCGAGGCGCTGAGCTCGAACCCGAATTCACGCGACGGCGCGCGGACGACCTTCTCGGTGATGGACGAGAGCCACCGGCTCACGCTGCCGCGGCAGCTGCAGGCGCACACGGTCATGTTGACCAACATCCCGAAGCGCAAGATCGCCGACGGGTGGATGCTCGAGGTGACCACGGCCCCGGAGCCCGGGGCGGGGTCGGTGGCGGAAAAGACGATGGAGTACGCGCGGGCGGTCGACGAGGGCCGCGCGAGCGATACATCGCTCTTCTTCTTCCATCGGCAGGCGAGCCCGGAGCACGACCTGGCGACGCGCGACGGGCGTCGCGCGGCGGTCATCGAGGCGTCAGGCGCCGCGGCGGCGTGGCGCGACATCGACGCCATCGTGGCGCTCTGGGATGACCCCGGCGCTGATCACGCGTATCTCGAGCGCGTCTACTGCAACCGGCTCGTCAAGGGTGCGACGCAGGCCTTCAACGTCGAGGCCTTCAAGGAGCTGAAGTCGGCACATGCGGTGGCGGCGGGCGCGCAGATCGTCATTGGCTTCGATGGCGCGCAATTCCACGACTCGACTGGGCTCGTCTGCACCGAGATCGCCACCGGGCATCAGTGGGTCGGCGGCGTCTGGGAGCGGCCGACGTCCTGGCCGCGCGACAAGGAATGGAAAGTGCCGGCCGACGAGGTCGACGCCCGCGTGCGCGAGATTTTCGAGACGTACGACGTCTGGCGCATGTACGCGGATCCGCCCTACTGGCAGTCGTGGGTGTCGAAGTGGGTCGGGGAGTTCGGCGAGGACCGCGTCATCGAGTGGTGGACGAACCGTCGGCGCCAGATGGCGGCCGCGCTCGAGAACTTCAGCACCGGCATCGCCGAGGGCGCGTTCTCCCATGACGGCGACGCGCGGTATCTCCGCCACATCGGCAACAGCCGGCGCGCCGATCTGCCGCAGCTCGACGATCAGGGCCGGCCGCTCTGGTTGATTCAGAAGGACCGCCCCGATTCCCCGCACAAGATCGACCTGGCGATGGCGGGCGTGCTCAGCTATGAAGCGCGGACCGACGCCCTCGCTGCGGGTCTGCTGACGACGGGTGAATCCGCGAGCGTGGAGGTGTGGGCGTGAGACTTGGCGCAATCCTCGCGAAGGTGTCGGTGAGTGATCTGCTGGCGCTCGCGGCGGCCGCGTGTGCCCTGTATGGACTGACGCTGCTGCATCCGGCGGCGCCGTGGATCGGCGCGGCCCTCGCGCTCGGGTTCGTCAGTATCGAGCTCGAGAAGCGGGACGCGAGGGGCCGGGAGTCGTAGACGATGGGATTCATGGCCAAACTGATCGAGCGGCGATTCGGGGAAGGCCCGTCGTCGACGTTGGCGGAGCCGCACCGGTCGCTGCTCGAGGCGCTCGGGCTGCAGCCCTCGACGTCAGGGGTCAACGTCACCGTCGCGAAAGCCGAAGGCCTGCCGGCGGTGTATGGCTGCGTGGACGTGCGCGCGTCAATCGCGGCCTGGTTGCCGCTGAAGTTGATGCGCGCGCTCGAGGGGGGCGGCCGCGAGCCCGCGATCGATCACGACCTCTACACGATTCTCCACGACCTTCCGAATCACCTGATGACGGCGTATGACTTCCGCGCGGTCATGGGGCGATGGTTGTTGCTCTGGGGGACGGCGTACGCGGAGATTCAGCGCGACACGCAGGGCCGTGTGATCGGCCTGTGGCCGCTGCGCACGGATCGCATGGCGGCGCCGAAGACGGACGGTCTCAACCGGCTGACGTGGGCGTACGCGATGCCCGACGGATCCTCGAAGACATTTATCTGGGATCCGGGGCGGCCGCCGCTGATGCGGCTGATGATCAATTCGCTGGACGGGATCACCGGGCGATCGCCGATTCGCGTGTTGATGGATTCGATCGGCTCGTCGCTCGCGGCGCGGGACTTCGGCGCGTATCTGTGGGCGAACCGGGCGAACGTCGGTGGGGTGCTCTCGTTCACGGCGCCGCAGAAGCCAGACCAGCGCAAGACGAACAAGGAAAACTGGGAGAAGGCGATGACCGGTGTGCACAACGCCGGGCGCACGGCGGTCCTTGACGGCGAGGTCGACTACAAGCCGATCGGGATCCCGCCGCAGGAAGCGCAGTTCATCGAGCTGATGCACTACAACCGGAGCGATATTCGCGGCTACATCTACCGCGTGCCCGGGTTCCTGGTCGGGGACACGGAGAAGTCGACGTCCTGGGGCTCGGGCATCGAGCAGCAGATGCGCGGGTTCCTGACGGTGACGATGATGCCCGACCTGACGGCGTGGACCCAGGCCATCGGGCGCGACCTCTTGACGGTCAAGAGTTTCTCGACGCACCGAGCGATCTTTGTCACCGATGCGCTCGTTCAGGCGGACCTGCTGCAGCGGGTCCAGGCCGCGAAGACGCAGATCGAATCGGGCACGCTGTCGCCGAACGAAGGCCGCGCCTTGATGGACAAAGGGCCGCGGATGTTGCCAGACGGATCGCGCGATCCGGCGGGTGACGCCTACTGGAAGCCCGCGAACATGTCATCGACCGCGGATCCGGAGCCGGATCCCGAACCGGAGCCGACGCCTCCCGCGCCAGGCGCCGACCCCAACGACGACTGACGAGGACGACAACGATGCAGATTGAAGGACGCATGGTGCATGAGCCCGTCACGGCGTTCCGGGCCGACGGCGAGCCGACCAAACTCGACGGCTACGCGGCGGTCTTCAGCCGCGAAACGGTGATCGGCGACTTGTTTCGCGAAGTCATCGAGCCCGGCGCATTCAAGGACGCCGTCAAGGACGGCGACGTGCGTGGGCTGTTCAATCACGACCCGAACCTGGTGCTCGGGCGGACCTCGAGTAAGACGATGACGTTGCGCGAGGACGCCAAGGGCCTGCACTACGTGATCGAATCGCCGGACACGACGGTCGGCCGTGATGTGATGGCGCTCGTGCAGCGCGGCGACGTGACCGGCTCGAGCTTCGCCTTCACGGTGCGCAGGGATTCCTGGACGCGACCCAGCAAGCCCGGCGAACTCCCGCTGCGGACGATTCATGAAGTCGAATGGCTGCGCGACGTCGGGCCCGTGACGTTCCCGGCGTTCGAGGAAACGAGCGTACAGGCGCGGGACGCGGCCGCCGCGACGATTCCGCTCGAGGAGCCCACGGGCGACCTGGCGGCGTTGTCGCGCGCGCGCGCGGAGATCGCGGTCGCGGAGATCGAATGCCTGTAGGCGTCGAGGCGCGGAGCGACCCGGCGAAGGCGCCGGAAGCTGTCGTCGTGGCCGCCTGGGAGCCGGTGCACTGTCGGAAGTGCAAGCGCATGTTGTGCCGGATGACGGTGCGCGCGCTGCGGTCCGGTGAAATGGTCGAGACAAAATGTCCGAAGTGTGGTAGCTTGAACTACCTCGTAGGTTCAACGCCTACGTCAGACAACTGAGTCGTCAGGCTCCTCGAGAGCCGCCCAGAGGTCCAGCGCGCGGAGAGACCCCAACCCATTCGCGCAGGCTGGGCCTCTTTTGTCGTACGACAGGGGCGGCCCATTGGAGCTTGACCGATGGACGCCAAGGCCCTCCGTGAGAAGCGCGCGAAGCTGATCGCTGACGCGCGCGCCATCATCGACAAAGCGGACACCGAACAGCGCGGTCTCTCGGCCGACGAAGTCACCGCCCAGCGCAAGTTGCTGGACGACGCGAAGCTGCTCGTCGAGCAGATCCGCAACGCCGTGGAGCTCGAGCAGGAAGAGCGCGACATCGCCGCGTCGCTGCCCGACTCGCAGCGGACGCGCGAGCGCCGCCAGGAGCCGGATCTGCCGGAAGAGCGCAAGGCCTACCAGCGCGCGCTCACGAGCTACCTGCGTCTCGGGTTCAACTTCATGTCGCCCGAGGATCAGCGCGCGCTGCAGACGGGCTACGTCCAGTTCGACAGCCGCGCGCAGAGCACGCTGTCCGGCGCCGCGGGCGGGTTCGCTGTGGCGCCCGATACCTCGATGTACGGCAAGGTCATCGAAGCGCTGAAGTACTTCGGCGGCGTCGAGATCGCCGGCGCGACGGTGCTGACCACGTCGACCGGCGCCGACCTGCCGATCGCCACCGACGACGACACGTCGAACACGGGCTCGATCGTCGCGGAAGAGGGCTCGCACGCGAGCGGCACGGACGTGACGATGGGACAGCGCGTCCTCCACGCGTATCTCTACTCGTCGAAGATCATCAAGGTCTCCTGGCAGCTGTTGCAGGATGCCGAGTTCGACTTCGAAGCGTACCTGTCGCGCAAGTTCGGCACGCGGCTCGGCCGCGCGCAGAACGCGCATTACACGACCGGGACCGGTGTCGCGCAGCCGCAGGGCTTCGTTACGGCGGCCACGGTCGGGCGTCAATCGGCCACCGGCAACTCGACGTCGGTGCCGTTCGATGACGTGATTCGGCTGATTCACTCCGTCGACGTCGCCTATCGCAACAGCGGCTGCAAGTTCATGACGAGCGACACGACGGCGCTCGCGCTCGAGCTGCTGAAGGACGGCGACGGGCAATACCTCTGGCAGCAGAGCAACCAGGAAGGCGCGCCGGCGCGCATCAAGGGCTTCCCCGTCGTCATCAACAACGACATGGCGACGATGTCGGCCAGCGCGAAGCATTCCGCGTTTGGCGACTTCTCGAACTACTACATCCGCCGCGTGTCGGGCATTCAGGTGCTGCGCCTGCAGGAGCTCTACGCGGCGAACGGGCAGGTCGGGTTCATGGCGTTCATGCGGGCCGACGGCGGCCTCGTCGACGCCGGCCAGGGTCCGATCAAGACCCTGCAGAACAGCGCGTCGTAGGTGAGCCGGAGGCCGGGGCTTCGGCGCCGGCCTCTCTCTACAACATCTTTTCGAGAGAGGCAGAGAGATCATGGTTGTTTCCGGCTATCTCAGCGACTGCGTCAAGATCACGAAGATCAAGGACCACTCGTCCGCCAACACCACGGCGATCACGTCGGACGCCGTCGACATGGCCGGCTACGACGGCGCGCTGTTCCTCACGTCGTACGGCACGGCCGCGAGCGACAACATCGCGAAGCTGCAGCAGTCGAGCGATGACGGCGGGTCCGATGACTACTCGGATCTCGAGGGCACCGGCACGACGTCCGGGTCGTCCGATGAAGACATCTTCATCGACATCAACCGTCCGACGAAGCGCTACCTCAAGCTCGTGGCCGCCCGCGGGACCTCGAGCACGCTCGAATCGATCTGGGTCATCCAGTACAAAGCGCGCTCGCTGCCGATCGACAACACCACGACCGGCACGATCGCGGGCGAGCAGCACAATTCGCCGGCCGAAGGCACGGCGTAGGTTTTTCGTCCCTTCAGTGGGTAGGTCGCGCGAGGCGGTTGCCATGCCGTCTCGCGCGGCTGCAACCAACGAAAGCAGGGTGTCATGGCCGATACGAATTACCAGCCCAAGGTCTACCGGAAGCAGGGTGGCGACACGCTCGTCATCGCGTCCGGCGGAAAGATCGAAGTCGAATCCGGCGGCGAGATCGAATACCAGTCCGGCGCGGTCGACGACAAGACCGGCGACCGGAACAAGGGGTTTATCAATCTCGATCTATTCAGCGCCCAGATCATCGGGTCGAACGAGATTCCCGACTCGGGCAATTTCCTCGACGGCAACACGGCGCCGGAAATCAAGCGCACGAACGCGGCGACGGACAAATCCGCGTTTGTCAACTGGATTGCCAACGGCGTGGAGGAAATCCAGTTCGCGCCGTTCGCGTATCCGCCTGACCTGGACGACTCCGCGGCGGTCGAAGTGCATCTGCTCGCAAAGATGGCCGCCGGCGGCATGGACACGCCCGTGATCGCGATCGGCTACTTCGAAGGCGTCGGCGACACGAACGCCGGCGGCAATACCGCGGCGCTCTCGATCACGCTGGCCGACGTGAGCGTGTCGATCGCGGCCGGCGACGTCGGGGCGCATCCCAAGGCGGCGACCGTCACGGTGACGCCGGCGGCGCACGCGAACGAAGCCGTCGAGGTGTATGCCGCGTGGATCGAGTACACGCGGAAGACGTCGTAACGACGGGATGGCTGCGCGGGCATCCCGTCGTCTGGGATGGCCGCGGCTGGCGGTATCAGGACACGGGCGATGTCGTGGATGCGGCCCGCGCGTGTCGAGCCTGCGGGCTGGCGCCGACGGCCGACGGCCATGATGCGTGCCTGGGCACGATCCAGGGCGCAACGGGCGCGTGCTGTGGGCATCGCGTGCACGTCGGCTATGTGACGTGGCCGGGCATCGGCGTCGGGCCTGGCTGGTGGCAAGGGGCCTACGTAGGGCCGAAGGGGACGTAACGTGTATCTCGAGCGTCACGAAGTCTCGATCACGGTCAGTGCGGGCGGCGCGGGAACCGGCTACACGCAGGTCGTGCATGGCGTTGTGCACGCGATCCGGTACGTGCCGGACGGCTCGTCGCCCTACGACACCGGCTTCGACGCCACGATCACGTGTGACGTCTCCGGGCTCCCGATCATCACCGTGACCAACGGTGGGACCGCGGCACTGAGTCTGTATCCGCGCGCGGCGACGGTGTCGGTCGCCAACGCGGCCGCGCTCTATGCGGGCGGTGGCACCGCGGTCAACGACAAGATTCCGGTCGCGGGCGAAAAAATCAAGATCGTGATCGCCGATGGCGGCAACGCCACGACCGGCAAGTTCCACGTGTACGTCGGCTGATGACCATCCGCATGTTGACCTCCGTCGGCGGCTCGCCGAGTTACGCCTTCGGCGAGATCGTCGAGGTGTCTGACGAGGTCGCTGCGGCCTGGATCCGTGACGGCCTCGCCGAGCGCGCCGAGCGTGTCGAGACCGCGGAGCAGCGGCGGCCGATCGAGAGCGCGGTCCGTGCGGGGAGGCGTCGATGACGACCTCGATCGTCGCTCAGCCTCGCACCGTGCGGCCGTCGTTGGTTGTCTACGCGGCGCCGGCGACGCAGCCGCTCTCGCTCGACGACGCCAAGGCCTGGCTGCGCGTCGACGTGGACGACGAAAACGGCGTTGTTGACGGCCTCATTCAGGCCGCGACGAGCATCGTCGAGGACGACACGGCTCGCCGGCTGATCGAGCAGACCATCGATCTGACGGTCGACTCGTTCCCGTGCGGCACGGAACCACTCGAGCTCTACGTCGCGCCGGTGAGTGCGGTCTCGTCGGTGACGTACTACGACGAGACGGACACCTCGGCGGCGTTCAGCTCGGCGAACTGGTTTCTCGATTCGGCCGGTCAGCCGGCGCGCCTCTGTCTGAAACAAGGCTGCGCCTGGCCGACGACGCGCCGGCGGGTGGCGGGCGTGATCAGGATGGTCGTGGGCTGGTCGACCGCGGAGTCAATGCCGCCGTTCCTGGTGCATGCCGTGAAGATGCGCCTGCAGTGTCTCTT